AAGCCGCTTATCGCTGCACCGCCGGATCTTATCTCGATCAACCGTAAGGGCTTGCATCCGTATTATATGCTCAACCGTCTGTTCGTCCTGGCGTTCACAAACCATCGCCTACCGATCACGCTTGAGTCGTCCGACCGTCGCTGGTTCTGCATATGGTCAACCTCGCCGCGTATGAATAGTGAGGACGGCGCGGAGATGGCCGCTTGGTATCAGAAGGAAGGCTTTAACGCTATCGCTGGCTGGCTGCACGACCGCAATGTGGCTAAGTTTAATCCTGGCATGTTCCCACCTTTGACGGATTACAAGCGGTCGCTGATCGAGAGCGGCATGTCTATCGCTGAGAGTTACATCTTAGACGCGATCAATAACCAGAAGCATCCGTTTACGCGGCGCGTTATCGGTAGCCCGTTCCATAAGATCTGCCAAGAGTTATCCAAGGATGATGATGCGCCGTTTACTAAGATGAAGATTCCGCCAGCGGCGCTATTTCAGGCGCTCAAGGAAGCCAAATGGATTGACTGTGGTTCTGTTGGCACAAAAGAGCATCAGACCAAGAAGCATATGTTCTGCGCGCCTGAGATGTTGGACGAGTATAATAAAACTGAACTGCGTAACATGCTTGAAAATACGGTGAAGGCAAATGTTAAGACTGAAGATTCTAATGTTATCCCTATTGATAAGTCTAAGCCTAAGTGGATGTGAGTTGACGAAGATCGTTTATCACACCTGCAAGGAAGGGCTATGCCGTTGACATTTATGAGAAACGGTGGGATCATGGTCTGACCCTTATGGAGGGTTAGCTCATGTTCTTCTTTGCATTACTGCAAGAATTTTTATTTTTGTTGTTTCGTCCACCTCAACCAACGCCACTTCGAGTGCGAGCCTCAGACGGTTGCTTTCGTCCACGGCGGCGCTGATCGTCCACTGTGACCGTTGCCTAGCTTCAGAATAGCCTTTAAGATAGGCTGAACTGACCTCTTGCTGAAGAGCTTTGAGGCGGCGCTCATATTCGGAATCGGTCATGCCGGACACTCTTAACAGAAACGCTATGGCGGCACTGGCCGACGAAAGCATCTTCGACAAAATTAAGCGATTTCAGTCTGACATGCGCGCCATCAACTGGGGCGAGATGCCTGACGAATATCAGCGCGCTATACCAGAAGATCCCAACTATGGCTATCTGGTTGATACCCAGAATTACATGAGAGCGGCGCTGATGCCCTATTTGGAGCGGTTTGGTCTGGCTATACCTGATACGCGCCAAGGGCCGCCAGCGGACTATTACAACCCCGTCATGCGGGCTGGCGAAGCGTCGGAGTATTATACGCCGCCACTTAACTCGCCTAACTTCAGTGTGAACTATATGACAAATGCGCCGCGCTTGTTTGGGGGACAAAAAACCCCGCGCCGTTAAGCGCAGGGCCAAGTCAAGGGGAGGTCAATACGCTCTAATAGCATATTCCCAGCCCGTCATATAGTAAAGCCGGATCTATTAGCTGATATGTAAACATCATTTAATCCCCAGTAGAATTTCGATTAGAACCGCGAGCAATATTGCGCCGATAGACTTTTCCATTTAACCGTGCCTCCCAACATCTAACACCATAAATGACCGTGGAATGGTCGCGCTTGAATATGCGCGCCAGCTTCAGATAGCTCGAATGTGTCTCATGCCGCGCGCGATACATGGCCTTTTGACGCGCTTGGACGAACTTGGGCTTGTTCTTGTGGGCGATGATGTCTGACGGGAAGATTAAAAACTCGTCAGCAACTTCGGCTATTATCTCGCGCACGAACACATCCCCCTCCTTTTCTGTGTTCTTATCCCACCATGCGGAGCGCATCTTGCAGTTCCACTTTCTCTTTGATTACTTTGATACGCGACGCAATGCTGCCGGGTAGCTGGTTCATGGCTTTGCCGATTTGACCATTGGTTAGCCCTTGCTGTCGCATGTCCCAGATTTGTTGTTCATAGGGCGTTAACGCGCCGGGATCTTTTAGCTGTCTTTGTGCGCCTGTTTTCATGATCGCGCCCCTATCTCGCCTTCGATCAATTGGCGTTTAAAATCGTCGCACTCGTATTCCAGCATGACGCGCAAGGCGTCGGTGTCGAGGCGATACAACATCTGCAAAAATTCGTAATAGTCTTTCATTTTAGCCATGTCAGTAGTCCCTCTTATCTTCCGTTGCGTCTTGCTCGCATGATTCAAGTAAATCATCTGAGCCTATAAGCGCGTCATGTATCAGTTTATATAGCCAATGATCTTGTGATAGGTTCAGGGCTGGCACGTCTTTTTTGTTGCTGTTTAACGTGATGGACGTAATGTCAATATCAGTGATCCACGGCTCAAAAATCCCTACGTCAGGCTCGGCGGCGGCGATGTTGTAATCCACGTCTATCTCACCCGCCGCCATTACTGAGTAATTTTTGATTAGTTCTAGTTCGTCGAAGTAATACGTAAATTTCATCTTATCCCCCTTAGTCGTTTTCAGCCCTTGGGCCTTCATAGCTAAAGTAAGCGTCAGCCCGGCGCTCTATCTCATTATCAAGCGCCTCTTTCATGCACTCGCGCGCGTCTATTAGATGCCACGGTAAGGGCGCGGGCTGCGCGTCAATTAGTTTTATTAGAGCGTCAATCGCTTCAATCTCTAGTTCAAGCTCTAACATTAGACGGTCTCCGAATATTCTTTGATCTTATGCTGCGCGATTTCAGTCCAATTAACGTCAGCAAGAAACGCTCGCGCCCAGCCAGCCGCAATAAAACCATCTATTGTGTTTTCGATGATATATTCAGCGTATTCTTTCATTGCTTGTTCTAGCTGCCACACGTCGTCAGGTTGTTCGCCGCATATGTCTGACGGCGAGTCCCCGTCGAAGATCTCTAAGTTGACGCGCCATGTTGCGTAGTTCGTCCAGCCGTTATAATCGCTCATTGTGTTGTCTCCTATGTGGATTTGTTACATATCCCAAGTAATGAACACTACGGAACACGTCTTATACGGACGGAACTCTATGAAATCCCCGTGATATGTCGTCTCCCCGTTTAGATTAGTTAGCCCTAGCGCTTTCTTAGCGCGGCGCACTAACATAAGCTGGCTTGCCGTGTCAGGCGCTTCAAATGTTGCGCGTCGCACCCATGAATAGTTTGCTTCGCCGCCAAAGGTATCGGTATATTCTACGTCGTATTTCATTGTCTTTTCTCCTGTGGATTTATTACACAAACTACCCTAACTTTCTATGTTGATTTGTTATGCGTAGCAGAAATATAGGACTGCCAGCGCCATCATGGGCACAAATAACGTGGCGGCGATTGTGAACACGATAGTTTCTATAATCTGAATTGTGCGCATGTGATTCGCTCCTGGTTGATGATTGACTTTTACACAATTAGCTGATCTTGTCAATAACTTTTTTACAAGGGCGTTATTTAGGGTAATCGAAAGGTAGTGAAAAGGTATCGGTTAGGGCGGTTTTCGGGGGGGATGTAACGCGCTGAATTGGCAGGGGTTTTGAGTTATTTAGGGTAGTTAGGGTAATTGATAAACCTTTATTAGAATTTGATGTAATAGTCTATAAGATTAGTATATTAACTTTATAATACAGTAGGTAGGACTGCGAAAACGATTGCCCTAATTACCCTACGCCCTTGGAACAACGTTAAATCAGTTAGTTAGAACTAAAAAGCGATTGCCCTACGATTACCTCCAAAACTACCCTACTTTTGCCCTACCGCCAGCGCCGATGAAAACTACAAACGCCCCAGGGAAATCCCTGTTTACAATAGGTAGGAGCGATTTGTTTTTCGATTGCCCGAACTACCCTACTTTAGTTTATGTAAACACAATGCAAGGCTCAAATGTCTACTTAGTTTATGTAAACACTAGAGGGGGGCTGGTCTGAGCTTGGAGGGGGGCTGGGCCTTGAGCAGTCTGGGAATATCTACGCAGGGATTACACAAACTTTTTTATTTTTTATTTTTGTGTGCTATAAAACTTTTTATGGCTTTCTATGCAGATGGTGGCTTTAGTTCCATCCCCCATGAGCCGCGCGAAATACGGGCGACCGAAGCACGGCTAGAAAAGATTTACGAAGCCGCTAAACGCGGACTCAAGGGCGACGCGCTGGCGTTAGCTTCTGGGATGTTGCCGACTGAGTATCGGCGGTTAATACAGCTCGACCCGATAGCAGAGTATGCAGAGATCAAAGGCCGCGCTGAAGGCGAGATGGAAATGGCTGATGTGTTGCGTAATGCGGCTATGGCTGGCGACACCAAAGCGGCGCTCGACATACTAAAGCATGTTCACAACTGGGTAGCCAAACAGGCTGTCAGCGTAGAGGTTAACCAGACGATCAGCATCACGGCGGCGTTACAAGAAGCGCAACAGCGCGTGATTGAAGGGCAGATCATAGATGCAAACGACTATATACAGCCCGGAGGAAGAACAGCGCTTGATGGCGACGCTGTGGAACCCAGCGCTGAAGAACGATCCGCTGGCCTTCGTCAGATTAGCGTTCCCGTGGAAGAAACCGAATACGCCACTTGAGCACTTCGAGGGGCCGCGTAAATGGCAACGGGAAATTCTGACAGAATTACGCGAGCACATTAAAGCGAACAACGGCAAGATAGACTTCGAGACATTGCGGATGGCGGTGTCATCGGGGCGCGGTATTGGTAAGTCCGCGCTAGTGTCATGGCTGACGATCTGGATGCTGACCACGCGGATCGGCTCAACGACCATAGTATCGGCTAACTCGGAAGCGCAGCTTCGTAGCGTCACATGGGCCGAAATTACCAAGTGGCTAAGTATGTCGATACACAGCCACTGGTTCGAGGTCAGCGCAACCAGAGTCCTACCGGCGAAGTGGATAGCGGAGCTAGTTGAACGAGATCTGAAGATGGGAACGCGCTATTGGGGCGTAGAAGGGCGGTTGTGGAGTGCAGAGAATCCTGACGCATACGCTGGCGTGCATAACTTCGCGGGTGTCATGCTGGTGTTCGATGAGGCGAGCGGAATTGATGATAGTATCTGGTCAGTTGCAGCGGGCTTTTTTACGGAAAATACCCCTAATCGCTTTTGGTTGTGCTTCAGCAACCCCCGTCGTAACTCTGGTTACTTTTATGAGTGTTTTAACTCCAAGCGAGACTTTTGGCGAAATAAAATTGTCGATGCCCGCTCCGTCGAAGGCACGGATAAAGCCGTCTATCAACAGATCATTGACGAGTATGGCCCCGACTCCAGCGCAGCCCACGTCGAGGTCTACGGTCAGTTCCCCAACGCCAGCGACGACCAGTTCATCGGAAACGCGCTGGTTGACGAGGCAATGGAACGTCCCGCTATATCCGACCAGTCCGCGCCCATCGTGGTCGGAGTGGATCCAGCACGCTTTGGTGCCGACGCTACCGTAATCGCCATAAGGCAGGGCCGCGACATACTGAGCATCCGACGCTACCGTGGCGACGACACGATGGAGGTCGTGGGTCGCGTCATCGACGTGATCGAGGAGTATAAGCCCGCGCTAGTGGTCATAGACGAGGGCGGACTCGGCGCAGGCGTCGTGGATCGGCTGAAGGAACAGCGCTACAAAGTGCGCGGCGTGAACTTCGGCAATAAGTCAACGAAGCCTATGATGTATGGCAACAAGCGCGCAGAGATGTGGGGCGCGATGAAAGAGTGGCTGAAGGACGCGAGCATACCGAAGGACAGGTATTTGAAGTCAGACCTCATCGGGCCTATGATAAAGCCGGACAGTAAGGGCACCATCTTCCTAGAATCTAAGAAGGACATGAAGTCGAGAGGGCTGGCCTCACCTGACGCAGCGGATGCGATAGCGGTGACGTTCGCATTTCCTGTCGCCAGACGCGAGCAACGAGTAGACAACCAGCGCCGCGTCAGCTATGGTCAAGGCTCCGCATCGTCTGGATGGATGGCCTCTTAGTGCCGTATAAAAACGCTGATATACGCCGACAAAAGGCTAGGCAATATACGGCGGAATATTGCGCACGTCAAAAAAAGCTATTGCCTCAACCAGAGGCAAGATATTGTTTATTTTGCGAGTCCGACATACGGAATATGCGTAGCGACGCAAAATTTTGTTGTAGACAGCATAAAAGATTATTTAGTGACGCTAAACGCGATCATAAACTCTATTACGCAAAAAATAAAGACGCCAGACAGAAACAAGCGTTGAACAATTACCACGCCAATTTAGATAAAAATCGTCAAAAACAACTGGAAAGACAAAAACTTAATCCAGCGCTATACGCGGCTCACACCGCTAAACGCCGTGCGGCATTATTACAACGCACGCCCAAATGGCTGACAGATCAAGATTTTGCTGATATAAAGAAATTCTATGCTTTGGCCCATGAACTTTCGCAGGCTTATGGCTTTCTTTGGCATGTAGATCATATTATACCGCTTCAAGGTAAGACTGTCTCAGGGCTGCATGTAGTAGACAATCTTCAAATTATACCGGCTAACGTAAACATAGCTAAAAATAATAAGTTTGAGGCTGCTTAATGGCTATACGGAAAACCACAAAAGGGCCGGGACGGCATTATCTCACTACCAAAGAAGGTGCTGGGATGACTGAAGCTGGTCGAAAAGCATATAATGCTGCAACGGGTAGCAAGCTGAAAGCACCTGCACCTAATCCTAAATCTGAGGCCGACAAGGGCCGCAAAGCTAGTTTCTGCGCCCGTATGGGCGGCGTCGTAGCTAAGTCGAAGAACGCCGAACGCGCTAAAGCATCTATGAAGAGGTGGAACTGTGGCAAGTAAGCCTGGGCTATACGCCAACATTCACGCAAAAAAAGCACGCATCGCAGCCGGATCGGGTGAGAAGATGCGTAAGGTTGGAGCTAAAGGCGCGCCAACAGCCAAGGCGTTTAAAGAATCCGCCAAGACGAGGAAGAAATAATGGCGAATACTAAGCCAATTGGCGTCGCCTATGAAGATCAAGATATTATTGGCGCAACGACTGTATCGGCCACTAACATCCTGTCAACAGGAACGATTGGATATGCGGCCGGCGCATATGGAAGTGTAACGCAACAAAACAACAAGACAACAGCGGTAACGGTCAACGCATCGTCAGGCCAGATTATTACGGCTAATTCACAACTTGCGCCTAGTGCTAACGCGCTGTTTAAAGTAAATAATAACGCCGTATCTTCTAAAGATGTGGTAATTGTCAGCCCTGCAACGGGCGGCACAAACGGAGCCTATAACGTATTCATATCATCTATTGATGATGGGTTTTTTTACGTTGAGATTAAAAACGTAACAAACAACGCCTATTCTGAATCAATCCGCCTTAACTTTGCAATCTTACATACGGTGACATAACATGCCATTAGTCAAGTCATCATCCAAGAACGCCATGCGTAAGAACATTAAAGCCGAAATGGCTGCGGGCAAGCCCCAGAAGCAGGCAGTCGCCATAGCTTACGCCACCAAGCGCGCAGCGAGCAAGAAGGGTGGAAAATCCAGTGGCTGCAAGTGATGTAGAAGGCGCAGGCAAAGTATCTGACAACCCAGACGGCGACCGTCTGGCTACAATGAGGCATCGGTTCACCGTCGCCTCTGCCGCCTATTCCGACTCCCGCGAAGATGAGCTGGACGACTTGCGTTTTATGGCAGGAAGCCCTGACAACGCGTGGCAATGGCCCGCTGACGTGTTGGCGACCAGAGGCGCGGTGCAGGGTCAGACAATCAACGCACGTCCCTGCCTGACGATTAACAAGCTGCCACAGCATGTCAGGTTAGTAACCAATGAACAACGACAAAACAGACCGTCTGGTAAAGTCATCCCAGCGGACGATAAAGCCGACGTTGCGGTCGCAGAGATCTTTCAAGGTATCGTTAGACACATCGAATACCTTTCCGACGCGGACGTTGCATATGATACCGCGTGCGACAATCAAGTTACCTACGGAGAAGGTTATATCCGAATCCTTACGGAATATTGCCGCGAAGATTCGTTCGACCAAGACCTAAAAATCGGTCGCGTCCGTAACAGCTTCAGCGTCTATATGGATCCAATGATCCACGATCCATGCGGATCAGACGCGGAATGGTGCTTTATCACCGAAGACATTCCTAAAGAAGAGTATGAGCGGCTGTATCCTGACGCGCTGCCGATCTCTGTAATGATGTCGCAAGGCGTTGGCGATCAGTCTCTCAGTATGTGGATGAGCCAGGAAACCGTCCGTATTGCTGAGTATTTCTATATTGAGCATCAGAAGAAGACGCTCAATCTTTACCCTGACAATATCACGGCGTTCAATAACACACCGCAGGATAAGCAGCTCAAGGCTATATTTGGCAAGCCGCTAAAATCCCGCATTAGCGAGCACCGTCAGGTCAAGTGGTTGAAGACGAACGGCTTTGAGGTGCTGGAAGAGCGCGACTGGGCGGGTAAATGGATCCCTGTCATCCGCGTGGTCGGCAACGAGTTTGAAGTAGACGGACAGCTCTACATCAGCGGTCTAGTGCGTAACGCGAAAGACGCGCAGCGCATGTATAACTACTGGGTCAGCCAGGAAGCAGAAATGCTGGCGCTGGCTCCGAAAGCTCCGTTCATCGCCTATGGCGGCCAGTTCGAGGGCTACGAGACGAACTGGAAGACGGCCAACACGAACAACTGGCCGTATCTTGAGGTCAACCCTGACGTAACAGACGGTGCGGGCAACCCGCTGCCGCTGCCTGAACGCGCGCAGCCGCCGATGGCTCAAACCGGCCTTATCCAGGCCAAAGTGGGCGCTGGGGAAGATATCAAAGCCACCACGGGTCAATACGACAGTTCAATTGGTGCGACCAGTAACGAGAGGACGGGCCGTGCGATTTTGGCTCGGCAAAACCAGGGCGATACATCCACATATCACTACGTGGACAATCTCGCGCGAGCGGTTCGATATACGACAAGACAGCTAGTCGATCTGATCCCTAAGATCTACGACACGGAGCGCGTGGCGCGCATCGTCGGACTCGACGGCGAAGTGGATATGGTGAAGATCAATCCAAACCAGCCAGAACCAGTCCGCGTCATCAAGGATCCGATCACAGGTCTGGATCTTGAGAAGATCTACAACCCAAGTATCGGCATTTACGACGTAGTAG